ATGGCAGGTGCACCAAAAAAAGAAAGTACGCCAATGATACAAGGATTAATGAAAGAAGAATCTCCTAAAGTTCCTGCAACACCTTTAAAAGAAGAGCAGGTAAAAACAGCAACTGAGCCAGATGCAACAGAGCAAGAGCCACAAGAAGAAGAAATTCAAGTTCCTACACCTATGCAAGATGCTATGGCTATGAATACACTAGCACCTAGCGGTGTAATTGAACAGCCACAAAATGAAAATACAGGATTGATGTCAAATACTCCGCAACAAATTGCGTAGAGCATCATCAAAGTGATG